GAATCTTCCGCAAGGCGTAGCAATAGGAGCAGTAGCAGCTGTTGGATTCAAGGGTCTTGGGGTAGTAGGGAAAAAAATCCTATCTAATCTAAAAGCAGGAGAAAATACCCCTCAAGAGGTTATAGGGGCGGTAATAAAAAGCGGGCAAGAGAAAACCCCCGAAGGAAAAGCGTTAGTTAAAACAGCACTTGAGGCACAAAAACAAGGACAAAATATAATGATAGAAGCTCCAAAAGCAAAGCAAATAGAAGCTCCGAAAAAACGTGCAATAGTAGAGGGAGAAGGTTTTACAATGACAGAAAAAGCTAATAAGCAAAAGGTAGATATAGGAAAAGCTAGGAATGAATACCAGAAAGCTCTTGATAGTTATAATCAAAATCCAACTCCTGCTAAATTGGCTAAAGTCCAAGAATTGAGAAAAAGAGTAAGTGAATTAAGACAAAAACCAATAGAACCTGTAGTATCAGATAAGGTTAAACCGACTGAACCTATAGTCAAAACTGAAGCCAAAATTACTCCTGAAGCCAAAATTGTGGAAAAAGCTCCCACCCAAGCTACAGGGGGAGAGATCCCTCCGGACCTCCAACCGCTCGCTCGAGAAGCAAGGAAGATAGCCGCAAGAGGTGGAACGGTGGAGGAGTTTGTGAGGGGACAGGGAAAACCTCTTTATCATGGAACAAATGCAGATTTTGAAGTTTTTGATAAAAGTAAAATAGGAACAGCTACAGATGAAGGATTATTTGGTAGGGGTTTTTATTTTGGAAATACTGAGAGTTTTGCAAGGGTCGCTCCGAAAGGAAGGTTGGCTAAGATTGTAATGGAAGTGTATCCAATTTCAACTAAATTATTTGATATTTCTAAAATAAAGAATCGTAAAGAAATGGCGGATTTATTAAATATGAGTGAAGATGCTTTAATCGAAGATACCAATGGTGGTTTAATCAGACCAGTAAGAGGACAAGTTGAACAATTTACATCTCATATAAAAGATTTAGGATATGACGGTGTTGTTATAAAAAGAGGTGGAGACGCTATAGAAACTGTAATATTTGAACCTGATAAAATCAAAACCAAATCCCAGTTAGAAAAAATCTACACCCAAGCTACAGGAGGAGTAAAGCCAAAAGTAGAAGTAAAGCCTACAATAGTAAGCGTTCCCCGTGAACAACTGCCAGTAGCAAGTAAAGAAGGCATTGAAAAGATAAGTAGGCTAGAGGCAAGAGTTACAGAGTCTTTAGATAAAACGCCTCAAGAGATAAAAGACCAACTCGGCTCGACTTTTACAACAATGAATAAAAAAGAAAATATTGCTAAAGCGGTAGATTATGTTATTAAAAATCCCGAAGATGCAATGAGAGTCTTACGAGGCGAAATAGAAGCACCAAAGGACATTCTTAAAAACTCTATTTATGTGGCAATGGAAAATATGGCTAGGGGAGATGTTACTCTTGCCAGAAAACTTGCATCATTAGCATCAACAAGAGCAGGGCAGGAACTTTCTATCTTAACTGAAATTGACCCTAATTCGCCAGTTAAGATTATGCGTGATATTATAAAAGTAAGAGAAGAAGCATTTACTAAAAGATATAGTGGCAAAACCTCACAAGAAGTAAGTGATAAAATAGTAAAAGATATACAATCTAAAGTTAAGAAACCAGATAAATACGATTGGAATAATTTTGTAAAGAGTTTGGAGTGTTAATATGGCATTTTGTATAACAAAGGAAAAAGTATTAGAGTTTAAGAAAGCCCTAAGAGATGGCAGAATTGATCCTATTAAATTAGCTGGTATGTCTAGTGAAGCTCGTAATGCTTTTCTAAAAAACTTTGTTGGAGATAACGCAACTAAAGTCAATGCACTATTTGAAAGTAAATTACTTCTAAAAAATCAAAAAGCAGGATATATAAGCTGGGCTAAGAAAGTGGGAGGGGTAACAAAAACAGCAAGAAGAGATTTAATATCAAGAATTGAAAGAATGGATAAAATCTTAAACCCGACAGAAGAACAAGCGTTTTTAAGAGACTTAGCTGAGACACGACTTGGATTTGGTGTAACACAACAAGAAGCCAAGACCATCGCTGAACTGTCTAAAATGGCACAGGATTTAAGAATTAAGGCAAAAGAAGATGGAACTTTTGCATCAAAGTCAGAGCGACTAGATTATGGTATCAATGAGGTCAAATTAGAAGATTATGTTAATGAATTAAAGTTACAAGCCAAAAGTTTATCGTTTAGGGAAAATCCAGTTAAAAAGACTTTGGGTGCAGTTGGTAACATACCCGGATTAATGAAATCAGCAGTTGCCTCTTTTGACAATTCATTTTATGGAAGACAGGGAATTAAAACACTTTTAGATATAAGAACTTCACACATTTGGGCTAAAAACTTTGCAAAGTCCTTTTTGGATATTGGCAGGGAATTAAAGGGTAAAGATGCTATGTCTATAATTAAAGCCGATATTTACTCCCGCCCCAATGCTTTGAACGGCAAATACAAAGCAGGAGGATATGGATTGGATGTATTGTCGGAAGAAGCTTATCCTTCTCATGTTTTGGCTAAAATCCCACTCTTAAAAAGATTATATAAAGCTTCCGAGTCAGCATATAATGGCGGTGCATTGAGATTAAGAGCCGATCTTGCAGATAGAGTAATTAAAATAGGAGAAAAGAATGGGTTGGATATGACTAATAAGGCACAAGCGGAAGGCTTAGGTGCTTTGGTAAGTTCACTAACGGGTAGAGGAAGTTTAGGAAAAGGAGAGGTCTTGGCAAAAGAGCTTAATGTTCTTTTATTTTCAATCAAATTCTTAAAAGGTAATATAGATATTTTAACAGCAGGTCTTACTAATAAGGAAATAAGGTCAAACCCAGTTGCAAGAAAAGAAGCAGCAAAAACTTTAGTTAGTATAGTTTCATCGTTTGCGGCAATAAATGTAGTTGCAGGATTAATTGACGCAAACAGTGTTGAGAGAGACAACAGAAGTACAAACTTTGGAAAGATTAAGATTTTCGGACATTGGACAGATATATCAGGAGGACTTACACCCCTTGTAGTATTAGCAAGCCGTCTTACGCCAAGTTACCACAATGGAGAATTAGGATTTTGGGCAAAGAGTAGCACGGGTAATTATACCAATTTAATATCAGGCAAATATGGACAACAAACAGCACTGGATACATTTCAGAATTTCTGGGAAGGTAAATTATCTCCATCTGCCGCACTTGTCAGAGATTTGTGGCAGGGCAAAACATTTTCAGGGGAACCCGTTACATTGTTAGGGTCATTGAAGCAAACATTTAGTCCAATTATCTTGCAAAACTTTGAACAGTTAAAGAAAGATCCTAATTCGTCTTTTCTGCTTGGTTCTATGATTTTAGAAGGTTTGGGATTTTCAACTAGCACATTTAATCCTACCCAAAAGAACTGGAATAATAATCCAAATAAGACATTACGGCAATTCAAAAATAAAATAGGAGATACTAAATTTAAAGAAGCCAACGATAAGTTTAACCAACAATATGACAATTGGTATACTAAAAGAACTCAACTTCCTAGCTTTAAAAACCTTTCCGATGAAAATAAACAAACTGTTATAACAAAAGCTAAGGAAATAATACAAGCTAACATATTAGAAAGTTATGATTTTGAATATGAGAAGCCGGAGAAGGATGAGGGTGAAACTGAAACGATTGAAGGATTATTGCCTTAAAAAATTATTAACCCTTAACACAATAATATGACAAAAAACGAAAATAATGCCACGATAAGAGAATCAAGTAAATTTCATTCCTTTGTTCCAAGGAATAGTTCCCTTTTTGGATTGAGAAATCTTATTCTTAGTTGCAGTAGAAAGTTTAACTCCTTTTCTTTGTCCAAAGGTTGGTGCAAAATTAGCCAGAGCCTGTTTTATTTTTTCTGCGGTCATATCATATTTCCTATGGCACGACCTACAAAGCCTAGTATAGCTATTTCTATTAAAAGAATGTTTACTCCCCTTTTTCAAAGCCCATTCAAATATAATACTTTTCTTCTTACATTGAGGATTTTCGCAAAAGATGGCTTTTCCAAATTCTTTATTCAACCAAACATGAATTTGTCTATATTCTCTTACAGTTGTCCAACGGGTTTTAAGATTTACCATAACAGCAACAATACGAGTATAACAGAAGGAGGGAATTATGTCAAATAAGAATAATAATGGTAGTTCGGCTACGATCCGCGAGGTCTTTCTAGGTTTTCAAAGAATTGAAGACCAGATTGATAATATAGCGGAAAGATACGACAAGAGATTTATTGTTGTAGAAAAGTCAGTTTCAAATATCGAAGCTAAGGCTTCAATTATCGCAGTATTCGTGGCTTTTTTTATTTCAGTCGCAGGAATTGTGGTGGATATTTTGGTGAGGAGATAGAATGAGAAAGTTATTTAAATCAGCGCATAGAATAACACAAGGCTTTGGCCTTCGGCCTGAGTATTACGGTCAATTCGGACTAAAAGGCCATGAGGGGGTCGATATTATCCCCACTGGTTCTGACTGGACTGTTCTTGCCTTAGAAGACGGAGTAACTGTTAAAGATGAAGATAACCGTAGCTCTGGAGCATACGGTATCAACGTCACTCTTTGGCACAAAGGGATAAAGAAAGCTACACAATATTGTCATTTGGAAAACAACTCTGTTGCCCTCGGACAGGAAGTAAAAAAGGGTGATTCGATAGGGAAAATGGGAGCGACAGGAAACACTCAAGGCGCACATGTTCACTTAAACCTCTTTGCCGTTGATGAACAAGGATTACGATTAAACAGAAATAACGGATTCTTTGGCGGCATAGACCCCGAAACATTCCTCAATGAGGATACCTCTATTGACCCTAAAGAGTTTGAACGGATTAAGAAGTTACTCAAGGACAATGAGGAATCAAACAAACAAAAAGACGAAATCATCAAAGGAAAGGACGGTGAATTACTTGTTAAACAAACAGAAATTAATGAACTTAATAGCGCACTTACAACAGAGAAAAATAGAAATAAGTCTTTACTTGAAGCGATGGCGCAGGACACGGTGGAAGATTTGGACTCTCATGCAAAATATGTTGCCTTAGAAAAAGAGCATGCGGAGATGAAGAGTTTGTTCTATAGCGTAGCCCGTGATGCACTAGGATGCGCTACGGAAAGTGTTTCTTTGGGAGATATCTATGAGTGTGTTTTGAAGAAAACAACGGAGCTTTCAAAACTTGATGAGGTTGCAGTAAAAGAACACAAGAGACAAATTAAATTACTCGAAGAGATGGCGTTTTACAAACGAGTGCCAAAGAAAGCACAAGGACTTTTAGAAAAATTATTGTACTGGTTCAGGTGACGTTTCAATATTTTGAGGAGGTGAGTTTATGCAAAGCAAATTAATGACTTTAAACAAACAGGATTATAAAGCAGTTCTTAGAACTGGGCTTATTTTCTTAGCCCCGCTTGGACTTATTTATTTGGCCCAAGTAACAGGAGCACTTCAAGTACCAAACCGCGAGTTCTCCTTAAAGGACTTAGTACCTTCGTCGTTTACGATCGGTGCTATTACTCTTTATGTTGCGAATAGACTAACAGACATTTTGAGAAAGCTTGTCGCGTGAGAGAAAACCAACCAAAACCTATGGGGGATATTTTGGGCATCAGAAGTGATGAGGTCATGGTAGTACCCGAAGGTGTACGATTGTACTTTCTGATAGACAAGGTTCTACAAAGGGAAGGATTACCAGACGCAACGCGGGAATCATTAACAAGGATGCAACGGTATTGCATAGGAAGTATGGGAGGTGAAGGATAATGTCTAAAGAAATAGGGAGATACGATACTTCGTTACAAATGTTTGTCGAAAAACCCAAAGAACTTGATCGGTCAAAATTAGAGTTTCAGCGTTATTTGGCGGACACAGGGGCATACGTGGAAGATATGTTCGCTGAACCAATAGACTATCAAAAAGCGAGGGAAGAGAAATTATTGGCTGATGTCAGGGCGAAGCTAGCGGAACACATGGCGTAAAACTGCCTCACGCCATAATTCTGGCGTTTCATATTCTTTGGCAGAAATCATTTTGGGGTTTTAGATAAGCCTTTGACAACAGAGGAAAACTGGTGTAGAATTTAATTACGTTTAGAGTATTCTGACGAATGATTGATTGACTGGTGATATGAAGCCAAAAGAGGAACCAAAAGTAAATGATACAAAAATAGAGGTTAAAAAAATACCTTTTAAATGTCCTGTTTGTGGTGGATTTGGAACCCTTATGTATGGCGCGAAGATATGTCATGGCTGTAAAGGTACTGGATTTATTGTTATTTCTCAAGAGGAGACAAAAAATGCCTAACCCACAATTAGAAGATGGATTTTTGAAATTAGCCAATGAAGTGGTAGATAGTTTTACCAAATACCACCTATCCGGCAATGAGTGGCAGTTGTTATGGGTAGTTATTAGAAAAACCTATGGCTTCAATAAAAAAGAAGATGCAATTTCCCTTACTCAATTTCAAAAAGAAACAAACCTTTCAAGACCCGCAGTAGTAGAATCATTGCACAAACTAGTAGTGAAAAACATACTAGTAGTGAAAAAGATACTATATATAAACACTTATGGCTTCAATAAGGACTATTCTACTTGGACTAGTAGTGAAAAGCCTACTAGTAGTGAAACACCGAACTTCCTAGTAGTGAAACCACTACCGCAACTAGTAGTGAAAAACATTCAAACTAGTAGTGAAACCACAACACACAAAAGACATATTACAAAAGACAATAAAAACAATACTACAAAAGACATATTACTACGTAATAGTAAAACCTCAAATTGGTACACCACAGTATTGATTAAAAAAGAACAGTCTCAAAATGAGACTACTAGTATCAAAACGATACTAGGTGAGTATCAAAATGATACTCAGGATAGTATCAAAATGATACGCTATAAGGATATAGATAAGGATATAGATAAGGATATATTTAAAGATAAAGGAAAAAACTTAATAAAAAAAGAAAGACTTTATTCATTAGAAGAAATAACTCAGTCAGATATTGAGGAGATAGCCGAGAAATATCACTGTACACCAGCTTTTGTTTTAATCCAAAAAGAAAAGATGACTAACTGGGCTGAAGCCAAAGGAAAGCGTTACAAGAATTATAAGTCAGCACTTCGCAACTGGGTTATTATTGCAATGGAAAAAACGATAGAAGGGAGGATGCAAGGAAATGTCAGACCAGCAATTGACGCAAGAGGACTCAGTAGGAAAATATAACGAAGTTTGGGAGGTCTTTATGTCTAACCAAAAAGAACCGTATATTATGAACGAGATGGAATATTTTGTATTCAATAATGCTCTTTTACATGGTATCAAAGGAACAATTTCATTCGACTGGGGAGCACTCAATACCTCATTTTTTGTTTCTTCTTTTAGGAAATCTCGAAAGTTAAAGCCTGAATATCAACCAAAACAATTGGAAGAACCAGCATATAAAGAACCAACACCTGAAGAAAAAATCAGAACTCAAAAGTTAATTGACGAAATGAGGAAGAAGTTAAATATAAAGTTTTCAAAGAAAATATGAATTGGTTAGTTTATTTAATAGCAGGTAGCAGTCGTGGTAAATTAGTGCCACATTAGCAACACAAGGACTTTGGCCTATTGTATAGGCATAAAAGAGGAGTGAAAACTAGCATGAACAATGAGTTAATACATATTGAAGAGAAGTTAGCCCGTATGCGAGAGGAGTATAGAGTGGCAAGCCACGCAATGAAGGCTTGGTTGTCGGTGGGAGGCAGTCTTTTAAATGACCGCAAGAGGAAGTTATTGAATAAAGAGGTTGAAAGAAACGCTGAAAAGTTGATATGATTTTGGTACTTGACAGAATGATAAAAGTATGATAAAGTTGTGATATAGATATGACAAGGAAGCAATTAGAAAAACAAAAAAGAAACAAGGAGATCAGGAAACTTTGCAAGGAGAGATCGATAGAAGAGATAGCATTAGTTTTTCATTTATCAATTCCACAAATTTATAGAATTATAAAAGCATGAAAAAAGACAACTCATACAAAATATATTCCTTAGAGTCCCAACTAGAAGTGTTATTAAAAATGGAGATTTACGTTATCAAGGAAAGGTTCAAAATTGAAAGTCTTATTGCAAAACTAAAAACATGACACACTTTACTACCATATTTAAAATACAGCAAAAAAGACGCAAGGCATTGTGGAAAGCACAAGACAAGCTGGGAGGACTGGTAAATTTTAATATATCTCACAAATTAAACAATGAGATAAGAGATGCCATCACTGAAAATATAGAGACTGACCACGATATACTCGATCACTTTATTTATAAATACCTATGATATTTAGAAAAAACGTTAAAAAAGTTGGAAGCAACCAGCACGAGGTAAAAGCACGCTTTTTAAGATCCGGCACATGGAAGTCTATTTTTTACCTGGTTTCACTAGGCGCTGCTTACGCATTAGGTGGAGTATTTTTTACTCACTATCAAGTACAAAGCCCAATTGTTATCACAACTCAAGATATGTTTGTACCGGTTAAAACCGAAAAACTTATATCTCCTGTATCTACCAGGTCTGCGAGCTTTATAGAGAAAGTATATGTGGAGGAGTTAGAAATAGATCCGGCAACTGTAGACATGTTTGATACAGCTGCTGTTAAAGAATATGTAAAACAAGAGTCTCTTAAAAAGTGGGGAGTAAAAGAGTGGGAGGCATTGGAGGAGCTGATAAGACGAGAAAGTAACTTCCGAGTGGTTGCACAAAATCCTACATCTACAGCATTCGGAATTTTCCAATTTCTAGACGCAACATGGGGTAATTATGACTGTAAGAAAACAACCGACCTAAAAGAACAAGTGGAGTGCGGAATTAAATATGTCTCGATTCGTTATGGCTCACCAATTGAAGCAAAAGCATTCTGGGATTTGAAAAATTGGTACTAATATGAAACAACCAATACCATTAACAATTTACGAAAAGATAGGTAAGAAAACAAAACCAGTGTTATTTACTGAGCAACTAATTCATATGCTACAAGCGACACCAAAGGAACACGTCTACACAAGACCTGCAAAAGGTGGCGGAGTTTGGGATTATGTTACCGGAGTATATGTTAAAAAAGTGCTTAACTATGTATTCGCTTGGAATTGGGATTTTGAAGTAAAAGAAAAAGGCACAGAGGGTGATCTTATATGGGTACTCGGAAGATTAACTGTCCGAACCAAGTCCGGTGCGGTAATAGTCAAAGAGCAATTTGGTCGAGCAGATATGAAAAAGAAGAAAGACGGAACCGGATATGTAGATTATGGTAATGACTTAAAAGCTGCAACTACAGACGCTCTAAAAAAATGTGCTTCGGAATTAGGTATCGCTTCTGACATTTACGGGAAGAACGAATTTAGGGAAATTAAGTACCAAGAGCTTAACGAGTTGCCGGCGCCTGAAAAAATAAGCACTTCAAAAGAAGCCAAGGCAGGACCTATCGTAATAGATATTCCAGCATTACAACCAAAAATAATAAGTGAAATTGATATTGCAGGAATGAGGGAGGTGTTAAAATGAATATAGATATACAAAAATTAGCAAAGCTAGTAGTAGACGCGGACAAGATATTCTTAACACCGGAGGGCGAGGAAGTATTGATGCAATTACTAGATATAAGACAACAGGTTGAAGATGCTATTAACGCAGCCAAAAAGAAACTAGAAGAAACCGCACTCAAGGTTGATCCAAATTTTAGCAGTATTCAAGCCAGCAATGTAAAAGTATACTATCGAGCTTTCGGGGCGAGATATAAAATTGATGAGTCTCTGATTGATAAATTGCCTAAGAACCTATACGAAACAAGTATTAAGTTTAACGCAGTTGCCAAAGAGATCGAGAAATACGCGGAAGAAAACAAAGGATTGCCACAAGGCATAATTGAAGCAGAGAGAACAAAAACAATTACTTTCTCTTTGAAAGGTAAAAAAGATGAATAATAAATTTAGGGCTTCATATTCTAATTTAAGCACTTGGGCTTCCGGTGATTGGGAAAAAGCAATCAAGATGTATTTTCATTTAGAAACTTTTACCAGTCCGGCTATGGAAGAAGGCAAAAGGTATCACGATCAATGGAAGGACTATATACTCAAAAATAAAGCTACACCATCGGAGCTGGGAAGTATTAAGTTAATAAATCCTACACCGGAAATAAAAAAAACAGTAAAAATTCATGATTGGTTAGATTTAGTAGGAGTAATAGATTGTTACGACAAGCCTATTATTTACGAATGGAAGACGGGCAAGACAAGCAGCGAGAGCTATGCCTCAAGCCCGCAGGCTGGCGTGTACGGGGTTTTAGCAACAATGTCGGGGCTTTATGCGGATAAGGCGGAAATTTATCACTACGACCAACACGCTAAAAAAAGCGATATGTCTATTGTTTGGCTAACAGATAAAGTTTTAAAGGATAGTCTTAGCTGGGTTGAAACTTTATCATCTGAAATGCACAACTATTTAACCGAGAATAACTTATATGAAAAGTATTATGTAGATTATGGGAAGTGTGGCAAGTGCGGAGCTGCTAATTCCAAAAGCTCAAAGGGAAACATCTATTGTAGCAATACTTGTTGGTTGGAGAAATAATCATATATGAAAAAACTAACTAAAGAGAGGAGGTGAAATAAATATGGATACATTTAGAAAAGAATATACACCATTGGATGATGAGCAGGAAGCAGAGATGCTTGCAATCAAGCTAAAGGGTGATGAGTTGGAAGCACTCTATGTTAAGTCTATGCAACGAGAACCGAGACTTATGGCTATGGCAAAAAGTCAATTAGAACTCTCAGTTATGTGTGCTGTCAAAGCAGTTACTGCAGCAATAGTAGGTGGTGAAAATCCAAAGGCATAGTTGATTGCCACTTGCCTTCGGGTGAGTGAGAGTTGATTAAACCTTTACTTATATGAAAGACGATAATTCAAACAAAATAATACTGGACTTGTGTGGTGGTACTGGCTCATGGTCAAAACCATATAAAGATGCTGGCTATGATGTGAGACTAATTACGTTACCGGATAATGACGTTAGAACTTATGAGCCACCTGAAAATGTATACGGGATTTTAGCAGCTCCACCCTGTACGATGTTTTCAGACGCAAGAACAAATGCTAAAACACCAAGGGATTTAGAGGGAGGGTATGAAATAGTCGAGGCTTGTCTTAGGATAATTAGATATTTTCAATATAAAACAATAAGTGATCAGCAAAAATATAGTCCTCTTAAATTTTGGGCGCTAGAAAACCCTTGGTACGGAAGGCTTAAATGGTTTTTAGGACACCCGTCATTTACATTTAATCCATGGGAGTTTGGCGATGCCTATAAGAAAAAAACCGCTATATGGGGATATTATAATCTTCCTATTAAAACAGTTACAGACATAAATAGTATTCTTACACAACAACAGCAACAACTTCACAAGACTAACTTTCAACCATTACCAAAGTTTGACTATATGAGAAGTAAGGACATACACCCAGAAGCACTTGGGAAATTCAATAGGCAAGCAAGGAGAAGCATTACCCCACAAGGTTTTGCACGGGCATTTTATAAAGCTAATACTTAACTAAACCTTTACTTATATGAAAACTAAACAAGAACAAGCATTTGATGAACAGTTTGATCCTATGGAAGCAATAGAGCAATTGTTAGACGAAGCAAAGAGGCTTAAAGAGAAGTACTCAGACAAGGAGATATGAACGACTTAAAGCCATTCAAACACGGAGAAGAAGGTACGCACAGTGTTTGTAATAAGCACAACATCGGGGGCAAGTCTATTTGCTGTGAATGTTCTGGGAAAGCTGACTGTGGAGATGAACCTATGAAAAAACTCAATGAAAAAATTGATGCTGCACAAAAACCTGTGTAAGCAGTCAGGGCGCAAAGTTTACTAAAATAAAGAAATGACTATGAGAAGGCTTTACATTAAAAAGATTCAGGGGTTACACAAGGAGTACGGGAGACAGATATTGGCACAGTGGAATCAGGGAAAACAAAAGGAATTAATTAACTATATTTTTATACGAATAGTTATTATTTTAGTGCTGATACTTGGAATATTATTTATGATAAAAAGGGGGTGAAAAATATGTCATTTACTATAATTTTATTTGCAATTGTTAACGCAATTATTGCGTATGTACTTTGTTTGATCGCAGGGAGTTTCCTTCCTGTAATCGGTTCTTTCGCAGGGCTTATTGCTTTGTTGATTTTCCTTCTGACACTTGTTGGTTACTTTCCAACAATGCAAAGATAGTATGAAAGAATATCCATCACACGATCCTATACAAGCTCGTATGGATGCTCTTCCTTTTATTGTGAGGGATTATCTTGAGCTAAGTGATGAAGCACATCACACACACGATGCGGAACACAAGGCACAAGTAGATGAGGCTTTGTTTGGGCTGGTAGACGTATTCACTAAGGAACATACACAAGCGTTAGGTGAGTTTGTTATTTTCCGTAACGATACGCTAAAGGCAAGGGGGGTAGTATGACATTTGATACGAGACTTGAGGGCGTTCCAATTCGAGATGAAGCATAAGAAGTGACGATCTACGGTTGGAAGGCCTGAGAGTCTAATAATATGGGTACTGTCTATACAAATCTTAGCGATATTAATGAGTTACAAACGAAGATAATGAAATTTATCATATATTGGGTTCACGGAAAAAAAACACCAATACCAAGATCAGAAATTATTAAAGCAATGGAAGTAGAGGGAATAAATATGCCAACAACAAGGGAAGCGATTTATGCGTTAATCAGAAAAGGATATATAAGAGAGTCAGTAGAAATAAGTAACAAAACTAGATATGTCATGTTAAGATCAGTATGAAACCTATTATTAAGAAGTTTACATTCTCAGTAGAAGAAAGAAACAGATTAAGAGACCTTGAAATTGGTATCATTGCTTCCAATGCTCAACTTGATGGAATGCAGATATACAAGAACGCTTTACTTGGAGGAGTTTATAAAAGATTAGGGATAGACGGAGAGGCAAAAAAAGGATTTAGTAAGAGCATTACTTATAATATCGGGGTAAATGAAATAACATTAACAGAGACTCCGGTAAAAGAAGAGCTTGCAAAGAAATAACTCCTTAGTATATTCTTAATTGAAACCAAACTCTGAAAGGAACGGTAAAATTATGGCACACGCAGGAGGAAGACCCACAAAATATACCCCAACAGCTATAGCCGAGATAAACGAATATCTTGCAGAGGCAGTTCCTGAAAATATGCAGATTCCTACAGTTGAAGGTATTGCTTTAAGACTGGGTATAAGTAGGGATACTTTATATCAATGGGCGAAAGTTCATAAAGAGTTTTCCTACACTATTGAGAAATTAAAGATGATGCAAAAGGAAGCATTGGTTAGAACTGGTATTTTCGGAGGCAAGGAAGTAAATGCTACAATAATTGGGTTACTCTTGAAGGTTAATCATGATATGGTAGAAACAACTCATACAGATATAACTTCAGGCGGTAAGCCATTGCCTACACCAATTTTAAACGGAGTAACACTTGAAAAGTAGTGGATTATAGTCTATAATAAATGTATGTTAAAACCCTCTTATTATTCAGACTGGTATGCAGATAATAGAGAGAGACTTCTCCCTATCCGTAGAAAATATAATAAAGAATATTCTCAAAGAGCTTATGTGATTATTAAAGCAAAAGAGAAAAATGCGAAATCAGAACATAGAGCAGTTAGGAAAAAATATAAACAATCTTCTGCTGGAAAGCGAGCTAATACTAAATATCGGAATAAGCCCGAAGTAAAAGCTAAATACAAAAATTATAGATTATTAGTGAGATATGGGTTAACACAAGCAATGGTTGATGAGATGAAAGAAGGTCAAGCAAATAAATGTGCGATTTGTGGTAATTCTATTCTATTAAAATTTCACATAGATCACGATCATGATAAGAATAAGGTGAGGGGATTACTTTGTACCTCATGTAATATGGGGCTTGGTTTATTCAAAGACGATACGGGATTTTTATTAAAAGCTATAAATTATCTTAAAAATGGCATACATTAAAACAACAGCACTTAAAAAAATATTAGCACTCAAAAAGCGCCTTAGAATTGTTCAGGGTGGTAGCTCGGCCGGAAAAACATTGGCAATTCTTCTTATTTTAATTGATATAGCTCAATCTACTAAAAATAAACTTATCTCTGTAGTTTCTGAATCCTTTCCACATTTACGCAGAGGGGCAATTCGTGACTTTTTAAACATTATGCAGGAGCAGAATTACTACAAAGATGAATTTTGGAGTAGAACTGATTTTATCTATACATTTGAAACAGGAAGTAAGATAGAGTTTTTTAGCACAGATCAGCCAGGTAAGGTGAGAGGCCCAAGACGTAATATTTTATTTATCAATGAAGCAAATAATATAAATTATGAGACTTATACTCAGTTAGTTATTAGAACTGATGAGGTTATCTTTGTAGATTATAAC